AAGTACCTCTTATTATGACAAGGTATTAGGTACAACGGTAGACGGAACTGGAGAATTTCCACACATCTGGATTAAAATAAAGGATGTTACTACGCTTAATAAACTTACATCAATTAAAATTACAGTTGGAAACGGCGGAAACATTACAAATTCAAATAGTTTAGAACTTACACAAAGCAATTTAGTAGTTGGATGGAATCTATATAAAATTGACTATTCTCTTTCAACAGCTACAAAAGCAGGAGTACCAAATATTGCAGTAAGTAATTATTTAAGAATTAGCATTAATACGAACAATAGTTCAGATACGCTCACTGCGGGCGATATTAAAATGGACTTTTGGTTCTATGCACTTTCAACTGCTTACTTTGGAGACATTATTCAATTCATTCAGGCTGGAACACTTCCAGACGATACGACTAACTTTTTAACAACTTATGTTCCACTTAGCAAAGAAGTAACCTGTCAAGCAGAGAATGTCGGAGCTAATTATAACGTTGCTTCTCAAAAGATAAATTTCAAGGTAAGTGCGATTGTTAATATTGACTCAGTTAAAAACTATATTGCACAAACTGGCGGAACAGATATCGAAACAGATGACGATCTTAGACTTCGTATTCAAAATGCAACCGAATTAAAAGGAAGAGCAACAGTAGCTGCATTACTTCAAGCAGTTCTTGGAGTCAATGGAGTAACATCCGTTTCTGTAAATGATATGCCGCTCAAAACTGCAACAAATGAACCGTGGGATTTTGTAGACTTTTCAACAAACCCAACTCAGAAACTTAATTTTGAGGTAGCTCAAGATAACGGAACACTTGAAATAACTGGAACAGCAAGCGCAGTTCCATATACCTTTGTAAAAAATACAGATTACTATATACAAGACTCAGTTATTAATTGGATAGGAACTGCAACAAATCCAGACAATGGAACAACGTTTTTAGTTACTTATGATTACAGATGGTTAGGACATGTTGAAATGTTTGTAGCTGGAACTACAGCACCACTTGCAACAAGTATAACAACCGCAATTCAAACTGCAATTGATGATACAAGAGCAGCGGGTATTGACGTGACATTTACAGAACCAACCATTACAACAGTTGATGTTAGTGCCGCAATATTGGTAGATACTGCAAACGGATATTCATTCACCGTTGTAAAAGAGAATGTTATTATTGCACTTGAAGAGTTTTTGAATGCAAAGCAAGCAGGAATCAATGTTTATTTATCTGAATTAATCCAAGAAATTATGAATGTAGCTGGATTATTAAATACAACAATTAGCACACCAGGAGCAGATGTAACGATTGCGATCGACCATATCGCTCGCAGCGGAACAATAACGATTACGAGCTTATAATGACAACAACTATTGACTTACTTTTGAGAGAGCTACCAAGTTGGGTAGACAAGAGTGACGGTAGTAACACCTATGAAATTTTAAAATCCTTTGCAGATGAGTTTGATATTTTTAGCGCAGAAGCAGACAACGTTCATACCGAAATATTTGTAAATGGCGCAACTGGAAGCAGACTAGATGACCTTGCTAAAATCTTTAAACTAAGTAGAAAACCAAATGAGTCAGATAATTCTTTTAGAAATAGAGTAAAAGCATTCTGGCCAGGATTTTCAGGAGCAGGCACTATTCCAGCAATTATTTCAACTGTTCAAAATATTACAGGTTTGCCTTCAAATCAAATAACAATAACTGAAGACAGTCCACCTAAAATGAAGTTCACAGGAACATTTGATATTACGAGCCAAATTGAAGCTTTTTTAATCAATGATATTATAGATGCAGTAACACTAATTAAAGCAGCAGGAGTTTGGCCAAGATTCGTTTTTAATTTAAGTGGAGACCTTACTGCAAGTTTGATCAATGTAATTGATACTGTTGTTATTTCAATTGTAAGTGGACTTAGTTTTTTCCTTATTGATGTAGATTTTGTGGATGGCACTCACGTCACCTGGTGATACAATGAATATAAACGATTTAATAAAATTAAAAAGATTATCGAACTATGCTAAATTGGTTAAGAAAATGTTCAAACTTATTGGAATCAAACAAGAAGAGAAAATAAAAGTAAAAGGTCACCTTACCATTTCAGAATTAAAAACTGGAAAAATCTTATTTGAAAAAGACAATCTTGTTGTAGACACAGGTCTTGCACTTCTTGCAGATAGATTAAATTCCGATTCTCAAAGTTTTCTAACTCACATTGCAATAGGAAGCGATACTACGCCAGCCGATCCATCTCAAACAACTCTCGTAAATGAGTTTATCAGAAATCCAATTGGAAGTTATTCAACACCAGGTCCAGTATTTACTGCAACTACTATATTTTTAGATTTTGAAGCAAACGGAGTATGGGGAGAAGTCGGACTTTTTAACGATCCAACTGCCGGAACAATGTTTAATAGAATAACAGTTAGCTTTACGAAAACAAGTGCAATAGGAGTTCAAGTCCAATTTAGTGTGACTTTCTCCAGAGGTTAAAATGGTTTTAGAATTTACAAATAATGAGCGATTATTCACTTCAGATATTCAGAATATAGCAATGATGAATATAAATGCAACTCGTAGCGGATGCTCAGTAGCAGAACAAGCAATCCCCGATATGAGCGTTCATGTTTCTTCAGGAACTGTTTTCTTTTCAACAACGGTTACACCCGTCCCAGCTCAAGATGTTGTTATTACGACTTCGGATGGAAGTTTTGATAGGATTGATTTAGTTGTAATTGACGATACAGGAACTGCAAGTGCAATAGCTGGAGTAGCAGACGGACTTATTCACACTCCTGTTTATGATCCTCTTTTATATGTTGTAATTGCAAGAGTCTATGTTGCAACAAGCGTAACAGAAATTTATGATGCAGATATTACAGATATCAGAATTATAAATCAAGGAATAGGAAGTTTTGGAAAGTATGTAGAAACGGTTTCAAGTCCATCAGCATCTGTAGTGGTTACTCACAATTTAGGAGATACACATCCAGTAGTATACTGTTATGACGCAAGTGATAAGGTAGTTCAACCTGGAGACGTAACCGCAACCGATGCAAATAATGTTACTGTCGCTTTTAGTCCAAACTTTACAGGTACTATTGATGTTTTTGGTGGCGCAGGAGCAGGATCCGGAAGTAATCTAACTATTCAAGAAGGAGACAGTTCTCCAACTGTTTTAAATGTTTCTCAGATTATTGTTAATAATGGAACGCTTACAGATAACGGTGGTGGAAGCGTAACAATTGATGCATCAAAAGCAGGAACATATATTCACAACCAAAGTAGCCCGAATACAATTTGGACGATAACTCACAATCTCGGACAAAAATATGTCAACTTTACAGTCTATGACGGAAGCGATATCGCAGTTACTCCAAACACCGCAGTAGCGACAAATACAAATACTTTAACCCTTACATTCGCAGTAGCAAAAAGCGGGAATTGTGTGATTAAGAAATGAGCAAAGTAATTGGAAATTTACAAGTTGACCAGCTTACCTCAGTAGTTACTACGGGTACTGCTCCATTTGTTGTTTCAAGTACCACCTTAGTTTCAAATCTTAATGCCGCTTCATTAAACGGACATGCAGATAGTTATTTTTCAATTGCATCAAATACGCCTGTTTTCTCAACAAGTGTAACATCTCCTCTTTTAATCGGCGGAACAGGTACAACAAGTACATTAACTCTTCAAAGTACCAGTGGTGTTGGAACGACTGGAGCAGACATTATTTTCTTAGTTGGAAACAACGGCGGAACAGAAGCATTTAGAATTTTAAACAGTGGAACTCTAGATGCAAAAACTCACAAAATACTTAATGTCGTTGATCCAGAAAACGATCAAGAAGCAGCAACTAAACACTATGTCGATACACACATAACGCCCATTTCTTTAGATACGATAAATAATCTAGGAAATAAATTACTTCAATCTGTTGCAGGAAATTATTATCTTCTTAAATCAGACGCAAGCTCTCAAAAGTTTTCATCTACATTTACAACTACTGATGAGATTATAATCAATCAGGTTACGGTTGGAATTTATCCAGACAGCGGAGCGCCTTCTGGAATTGTTTATATGAATATTTATTTAGCAGACGGAAGTGGTTTTCCAACTGGAAGTAGTTTAGGTCAAGCAAGTTTAGATACCTCTACATTCGTTCAATCAAATTCAGAATTAACTCCAATTGAGATAAGTAGTGATGGTGGTTCGCATCAATTTAATTTTTCTAGTTATATTACTTTAAATAGTTTAACGAACTATTGTATCGTATTAAGTGGAGACTGGGCAAACGATGGTTCAAATACTCTTGAAATTTGGGGTAAAAATTCAACAATAACAAGTCAAACCGTTTCTATTTTCGATGGTGCAGATTGGACTGTAAGTAGTGCAAATTCATCATTTTATTATGCTATTGCTCTCACTAATATTGATACAAGTGGACTATCAAATATCAGTAGTAGTTTAGCAGTTCAAGTTATTCCTGACAGTAACATCATTAAAACAAACGATGGAATGAGACTTAATGACAATACATTTCTTCATATAATTAAA